GCTCCACGTTCTCGGAGATCTCCACGGTCTTGCCCGAGGAGAATCCTCCACCACCCTCGACCTGCGGGGCCTGCGTGAAGGATGCCAGCGGGTAGCTGACGTCGTTCATCTCGAGGACCTCGGACGTCCGGGCGATGCGGCCCTTGCCAGCCTTCCGCGCGTCGGGGTAGTTGACCGTGCCCGGCAGCCGGGCGATGCGGTCGACGTTGTGGCAGGAGTCAGCCCCGAAGAGCAGCTCGAGCTGGAGGTTGTACCGCTTGGCCTCCTCGTAGCGGTCGGCGCGGCCGCCGATCGGGAACGGATCGTCCAGGCGCCAGAAGGCCCAGTAGCCGCCGCCGCTGTCGACGACGGCCGTGGGCTTCGGCACGCCCGTGGGGAGCTTGATCGTCAGCAGGTCCAGGATCCGCGCGCGCTCCTCTTCCGGGTCCTCGCCCGTACGCGGGTCGACGTCGACATGCAGGTAGGTCATGCGGTCGATGTCGGTGCGCTCGGCCTTCTTCGTCATGCGGCCCACCGGAGGGTTCACGCTGAAGTAGACGTTGTGGGTTCCGCCGGAGACGCGCTCGAGGAATGCCACCAGCTCGTCCTCCTCGCCCGCCTGGAAGGTGGCGGCCGCGGGGCGATGCTCGGTGCTCGAGCGGTCTACGGGGAAGGCGTTCACCAGCCAGAGGTCATGCGGGTGCATGGCCTGGAGGAAGGTGACGGCAGCGTTGTGCGAGGGGGTGGGGGTCATGGCAGAGGTTCAGCTCCAGAAGGCGATAAGACGGTCGGGGTTGGCCTGGCCACGCTCCATCTGCGTGAGCCACCAGCCCGAGACGCCGAGCTTGGTGGCCAGCTCGGTGCGCCGCATTCCAGCACGGCGGCGTAGGATCACGCAAGCCTCGTTTTCCTGAAGCCTGCCCAGAGCGGGCGGGTCCAGGCGGTTGGAGTTGTCGTCCTCGCACTGGCGGTACTGCCACTCCGAGAGTCCGTGGGCCTTCGCGGCCTCGGTCTGGTTCTGTCCGGCACGGCGGCGCTGGATCAGCAGCCGCTCGCCCGTCGTCAATTCGCGCGTTCCAAGCATTCTAGTAGTTCACTGTTCATGGTGGGGGCGTCCCAGACACGGAGAGCGGCAGCGCGCAGCTCTGCTTCGGTCGAGTCGCCGATAATGGTAGCAGCTACGCCACCGGAAAGCAACAGGTAGTCCCTGTCGATCTGTAGGAGCACGAAGACCGTGCCCCCTTTCTTCTCCCGACGTCGGATCCAGATCCTCTGCTCCTTCGTCAGGTCATGGTCCAGGCGGACCTTGGTCGTCGGCCGCTTCGGCCACTTGTTCTGCTGCTTCAGCTCGAGCCATCCGCCGATGTAGTTTACGTCGGGGACGCCACGGCCGCAGCTGTTCTCGATGCGCTGGGCATCCAGGGGGCGCAGGATCTTCATCACGCGCCGGGCTAGTGCTTGCTCGCTCATGAGCGGTAGATGGCCTCCGTGATCTTGGCCAGGGCGTCGATCAGATCCTGGTTCGTGGCGTCTGGCTCGTTGGCCTGGGCCCACTCGAGCATCCGAATCAGCAGCACCTGGCGCAGCACCTCGTTGAACATCACGTGCCCGTAGCGGTCACGGTACTGGACGGAGCTGCCCGTGACGTTGGCCACGGCAGCCTGGGCCTCGGCGAGGATGTCTTCTGGCGTCGGCAGAGGCATCAGATGTTCACGCGGCGGACCTCGAGGTCCGTCCGCTCCTTGAGGATCTCGAAGACCGTGTCCCGGCAGGCTTCGTTCGAGCTGTTGAACTCGAGGCGCCACTTGCCGCCCGTGGGCTTGGAGAAGACGGCGTAGTCGTCCGCGGCCTGGTTGGCCCGCGCCAGCTTCAGCATCTGGCGCGACTGGGCCAGGTACTTCTTCCGCGCCTCCTTCTTCCGCTTCACGCGCTCCTTGCGTTTCTTGTTCATTCGATCACCTTCAGCTCGCCCCAGTTGGGGCCCATCTCGAGGTCGACCACCATCGGCACGCGGAATTTCACCGCGTCGATCATGATCTGCGTCATCTCGCGGGCGTCCTCGACGCTGTCGGTGGACTTGTTCAGCTCGTCGTGGACCTGGAGCTGGAGCTTGTGCCCAGCCTCGTCTGCGTCGACCATGGCCTTGCGCATCTGGCCAGCGGCCGAGCCCTGGATCACGCGGGACAGGGCCTTCTCGGTCCAGCCGTACTTCCAGGTGGAGCCCTCCTTCACGCGAGGGAAGCGGCAGCGGCGGCCGTCCCAGGTCTTCACGTAGCCGCGCTTGCGGGCAGCCTTCTGCGTCCGCTTCTTCAGGTCGTCGGCGTAGGGCACGGCCCGGTGGTACTTCTGGAGCAGCTCCATGGCCTCGGGACCGGCGCCCAGGAAGGTGATGGTCTTGCCGCCCTTCTTGAAGGACTTCTCCTCGGTGGGCAGGCCCAGCGACAGCGCCAGCTTGCCCTGGCCCATGCCGTAGTTCAGGCCCAGTCCGATCGTCTTCGCGGGCTTCCGCGGCGTCGACATGATGTCCGCGATCGTCTGGTGGTAGTCCATGCGCGGGTTCTCGATGTACCGCTGGACCATCTCCTCGCCGCCGGGGCTCTTGGACTCCGCGGCGTAGTGCGCGGTGATCCTGGGCTCCTGGCTGGAGTAGTCGCCCTTGGCCCAGAACTCGGCGTCCGGCAGGTAGATCGAGCGCCAGCGCGGCCCGATGACCGGGTCGCGGGCAGGCTGCTGCTGGAGGTTCGGGTCCTTGCACGAGAGGCGCCCGTAGCGCGCGCCGCCCTCGTCGCCGGAATCGTCCTCACCGATACCCTGGCGCAGCGTGCAGTGGATCCGGCCGTTCGTCTCGTAGGCCAGGATGGACTTCACGAACGTGTTGCGGAGCTTGTTGAACTTCCGCGCCTCGAGGATGGCGTCGGCCACCGGGTGCTTCAGGCCCTCGAGCCAGTCCGTGGTGATGGATGGCTTCTTCGTCTTCTCGGTGAGCGGGATGGCCAGGCCCATCTCCTCGAAGACCGGGGCCAGGGCGCTGGACTTCGTGGTGTCGTCCATCGTCAGGCGGCAGCCGCGCAGGTGGTTGACCTTCGACAGCGCCGAGGTCTCCATCTCCTTGGACCAGGTCTCGATCTGCGCCAGGCGGTCGAAGTCGATGCGGACTCCGCGGCGGCGCATCTTGAGCAGAACCAGGAGAAGTTTCGACTCGAGACGCCAGACGTCCATCAGGCCCGCGGCCTCCAGCTCGCGCTCCTGGCGGCGCAGGATGCGCAGCGGCACGCGGCAGTCCTCGATTCCGTACTCGGCCACCAGCTCGGGCGGCAGCTCGGCCATCCCGGCCTTCGGGTGGACGCCGTACGCCTTCGCCGCGGCCAGCAGGACGGACTCGTCCTTGCCGGGGATGCCGCGGTCCTTCGCGATGTTGTCCAGGCTGTACGAGAAGCGCAGCTCGTCGAGCAGGGGCTCGGCCACCTGGACGTCCAGGAGGTCGCCCTGGAACTCCACGCCGTTCTCGGCGCTGTAGTCCAGATCGTAGGGCAGGTTGGCTCCAACGATGCCCCCGCGGAACTGGGCGGCCTGGTCGCGGATGTACTGCCAGGCGTGGCCCGCGTCCTGGTTCTGTCCGTTCTCGTGGCCGATCGGGATGTAGAAGCCCGGACCGTCCTCGATGGCGAAGCCGATGCCGATCACCTTGCCGTCCCGCCGGACTCCCGGTCCGAGACCGCGTCCACTCGGCCCGCCCTTGGTCAGGTGCGGGTCCTTGGTCTCGAGGTCATACCCCACCCGTCCGTGCTTGGGCCAGGTCGGCAGCTCGGAGATCGGGGTGGGCTTCCAGTTGGATCGCGGGGTGAAGGGAGGCAGGGTCATGCGAGAAGTCTACCAGGCTGGGCTCAAGAAGGCAAGATATCAGGGTGGCGGGTCCATTCGTGGGAGTCGATGAACTCCTTCATGATCTGCGGCAGCTCCATGTGGTTGAGCGTGGAGAGCAGGCTTCCGATGATGCTGGCGGCGTTCATGTTGCCCATGGCGAGCTGGTCCTTGCACCAGAGCAGCAGCTCGACGCGGTCGACTGCGTGCAGCCAGACGCGCTCGTCGGCGGTCAGGTCGATGTTCACTCCAAGGAACTCGCGGGCCCTGGCCTCGAAGGCGTCGAGCCTCCGGGCCATCTCTCCGTCGGCGTGCTTCGCGGGGGTGGGCACGTCGCCCGTGAACCGCTCGCCCAGGTCGTGGTAGAGCACGGCCTTGATGAGGTTGGGCGATGCGTCTGGCTTCAGCGCCAGCAGCAGCATCACCGCGTCGAAGGAATGCTTGCCCACGGTGTAGCTGCCATGGTGCGGGATCGTGTGCGCGCGCTCGATGTTCGAGGACTCGCGGAGGTAGGTTACTCGGAGGGAGGGGTGCAAGATGTCGTCCTGGTTGAGGTGGTGAGGAGGCACGCCTGCATCCAGTCCTGGGAGGCGATCTCGCCGCAGGCCCGCTGGACCTGGGCTTCGGGAGCGCCGTCGAGCCGGAGGTTGTAGGCCCGGTGTGCCGGGGCCAGCACGCGCTGGATGAAGGGGTCGACGTAGTCGACCTGGTCGAAGGCTCCGTCGAAGAACTGGCGCAGCTCGCGGTCCCACCGGCCGCGCGGGATGGACATCAGCGGGATGGTGTTGTGGATGCTGTTCGAGCTGTACGGGTCATCGTACGGGGCGGGAGGCTGCGGTGCGGACTTGGCGATGGACGCGACAGCGTCGGCCGCGCTCGAGGTGAACTGCGGCGACAGCGTGGTGATCCAGAGCGCGCCGGGCTCACGGCCGCAGACGTTGGCGATGTACTCGAGCGCCATCGACAGGTAGACCATGTCGACGTACTCGAGCGCCACGTCGGAGTCGGTGCAGCTGGCCAGCATCTGGACCTTGCCGTCCATGTCCACCTGGACGTGGGCGACGCCCAGCTGGTCGCACTCCCCTGCGTGCAGCGTCGCGCGCACGGTGGGGTCACGCTTCAGAGCGTCCGCGGAAGGGCCCAGGTGCGGCAGCCGATCCTCGGCCATCGCCCTCGCGGCCGTCAGCAGCGTGGCGAACTGGTCCAGCTCGGGGTAGAGCGCCACGCGCTCGAGCGGAGACACGAGCAGCGTCGACGACGGGATGGGCAGCGTCTTGCCCCCCATGACGTTGTCGACTCCGAACTCGTGGACCTGGTAGCAGGACTC